CAGAAGAACTTGTTACCATGCTATCCCAGTCTACTATAATCCTCACGCCATCAGGGTTAAGATCGTCAGACTTCAGTATCCCTTGTCTTATTTTCATTCTCTATAGAACAGTCAACAGCTATAACCCGTGTTACAGGCAAATTCATATGAGTGCCTTTACTCAAACGCATGGTAGTATTCACCGCACCTAGGTTAGTTTTTAATTCACCTATAAACGATGTGTAGTTTATTTGTTGTTGTACGCACCATGCCTTCAAAGGCTTTGGTATAAGATAGGCACGTTTTAGATCTGTTTCGTACCTAGCCACAAGTTTACCTCTTGGTAAGGCTTCAGGTATAACGATATTGGTAGTGCCGTCCTCTTGCGCCCGTAGGTCTTCCGTGCTTTTAATCCATAAGACGTTACTCCAATGTTCATGTATATAATCATTGAGTGTCTCCTCTACAGATATACTCATACCCGATACTTCGTTCTTATTATCTTTCAACCGTCCTATTACCCAATCAAACACTTTCTTAGAGTCATAATTTATAAGACCCAGACGTTTGGCTAATATCAATCCTGTCATGGTGGCGGCTACAAGAGCAGACCAAAATCTATTCTCTGCTGTTAAACCTGCCGTAGTATCAACTTTTATCTGCACTGTCTCTAGAAGTTTCTGAACTTCTTCTGCGTTGTTAATAATATGTCTAATATACTCACGACCTGCATGCCCATAATTTCTCTGTAAATCTAAATTAAATTTGTCGGTTTCTTCTTTTGATCCAAACTGCATGCTTTGCGTCTCTATCTCCATAAGTCGCTGTGCTTCAGCTTTTGGCATAGCTTTAGCCATACTAATCTTTTCTATTATGCTCTTATTAGCGTTTGTTAAAGCTATTAACTTCCAAGGCTTACCCCGTTTACGTTCTATATTACTACCAGTAGACATTCTGTTCTTTTGCCGACCACTCGTAAGTTGGTAGACAAGACTAGATAACTCCATAGCAGACTTGTTAGTCAGTTCGTCCATGTAAAATGGTAGGTTATGGTACACCTCTCCTCTGTTCATTATAGAGTTGATAGTATCATCCTGATGCGTCATAAGCTCATGGTGGTCTCCCCACACTGATAGAGCCGCGTTCATTGCCGTTGTCTTACCAACACCTGTACCACCATATAGATGTAGTCCTGCGCAATGTATCGGCAAAAAAGACATCAACGGAGACCCAAATGATGTGCAAACTATAAACTGGTGAAGTTCAAACCCGTCACGATTATAAAAATTTATCAGTTCTTTCCATTTATCAAACGTGCCTTTTGGTTCAAAATAAGACATCAGCCCTGCTGTTTGCACTGATGCGGGGTTCGACTTTACTTCATCTTTACATATCTCTTCTTTACCAAGAACAAAGCTTTCATGTTCATCATCTGTCCACCCAAACTGAGTACGAGCCAGATCAGCAGTGGTTTTTGCCTGTAAGTGGTTTATCCATGTCGTTGTGTATTTCATAATATCCTCCATACCTATGACAGCTATGCCCTCCATAGCTAGTTGTTTTCTCAACTCCTCTCTTGATGTTACAGAAGTCAGAGGAACTGTAAACTCTCTAAGCCCGTCTTGAGGCAGGTGTAAACGCATGACTACCCCCTCACCTGTTATCTCGTCACGTATACGTTTAGTAACATAGAGGTCGTGATGATACACCATTTTATCTTCCGTGTTACCTTCTTTATCTTTAAAACGTACGTATACACCCCCTTTTGCCCCTCTGAAATACGGCTCTGGATACAAAGGTATGTCCTTTGACGCAGGTGCTTTCTTTATACTCTTACCCAAAGATATGGGTGAAGTTATTTTACCCCAATGCGGACAAGCCGAGCATGGCTCCGAATCTTCTTCTGCAAACGTAGCGCACGTATAGGGGCCTTTTATAAGTTCGACCTTATCATCTGTCAGGTGCTTGCTATATTCTGGGTGTCTCTCAGACATCTTATGCACAGCTTTGTCTGCATCATTGCAAAACTTAGCTATAGACAACCCTGCCCTCCATAATGGCTCGCTAATACCTTGTTGATTTTCCATTACATTCTTTAGCTGTTCACACCCTTTACCATTCATGGTCTTTGTTAATATGTTTCTGAAACCAAACTCTGAGTTCTCTATTATGGCTTTCTTAAACGCATTCTCTTCGTTGTCTACCTTGGTAGGTATGGTCACGCCTTCCTTACCTATCAACCGTGCGAACTCGTCAAACTCCACATCATGGAACTCACCTGTACCAAAGAACATGACAGGTTTCTGTGTGCCATGTTTGTGATTGCGTGTACCAGGAACTCTGAGTACCCGCGCAGCGTCCGCAGTTACACCATTGTCTGCTAACAAGTTATGCTGTATACACATATCTTTCAGTCCCTGGGCCACGGGTAACCATTCAGCATAGGATATACTTTCCGTAAGCACCCAATATACGTGTATGCCATGCCCAGAATTTATTAGCATTGGACGAGGCAAACCTGTTGCTCCAATGAATCTTCGTAAATCTTGAAAAGCCGCGTTCTGGTCAGGGTATTCTTTACCTACACCACAATCTAAATCTAAATAAAAAGAACTTAAACTCTTTACGTTTGTTACTTTTCTATCGTTGCTTGTTGTAAAAGTAGCCAGACCAAAGTATGCGTTAATACCTTCAGCGTCTAACTCGTTAGCTCTGCTTATTACATCGTCTATAGTTGCATGGAAACTCTGTACTTTCTTGTCACCAAGACCCAACACAGAGTAGTATCCATCGCCTAAGACTTCCTCTAAAAATTTTTTTGTTTCCATTTTTTCCCACCTTGTGCCGAAGACACCACGACAAGATACGGCACGTTATCCTTTCAGCGTAAGCCTAGTCGTGGTGTAGTTCTATTAATCGTCCCAATCTAAGACGATAGAACTCAAGTCGTCATCAGTAGCCTTGGTGGGAGGGGAGGGCTTCTTAACGACCTTCTTTGGCTCGGATACAGGCTCTTCTTTATCCTCTACAATCACAAGAGGCTCGTCAAAAGGATTGTCTTCAGTCTTATTAAACACAAACCCATCAGTTGCCTCAAAGGGATTTCTCTCTTCTATAGGCACATACTTTACAACCTGCACAGCTCTCAAACGTAACGATACGTTCTGCTTGCCCCCGTAGTCATAGGGATAAAACTGTACAGCTATATTTACTGTGCTACCTGTGGTCAACAAGAAATCATCTGCTAACTTGTTATTACTAGCGTCAACCTGTAAAGGCTTTTTAGTAATTTCGTTTTTGTATACGCCTTTCAGATTTGCTTTATGAGTGAACCTACCATCATCGTCTTTGACAAAAGTTCTCTCCAACTTATCTGCCCACTTTTCTTTCTTGTTAGCTAGATAACACTGGGACATAGCAGTGAACAACCCTTTAGCAGTATCGTTATCCATACGAAACTGTATGGAGTATTCCGCGTTTTGGGCGTTAGGCTCGCACGGGACAGATCGTCCTTCGTTACTATCAAAGTGATAAGTCCTGTTTATTTTAGGCCATAGAGCCTCTACGTTTTTTATAATATATTGTTCCATTTGTCTCTCCTTCTCTTTATATTATAAATCTTCATCTAGTTCCGCTAGTGAATCTTCGTCCACTGTTTCTTCGCTACGTTTACTAGATACTTTAGTTAATGCGATAGCTACCTCACCAACACGAAACCTATAAGTGTTACCTATTTTTACATAGGTATCTTTTGGTATGTGTTTCTGACGCACCCACGCACGAACAGTCGATATAGACACGCTAAAATGTTTAGCTACGTCTTCTATTGGTACATAAGGTTCATTCATTTCTTCCTCACAGAAATTGTTACTTCTTCTTCAATCTCTAATCCGTATGGCTTAAGATTAGGATTATCCTCCAAAAACTCTTTCATGTTCGCCTGATTGATACGTTTGTCCAGTAACTGAGGTGCATTTTCCTCCACAATAAGTTTGTGTATCGCATCCCATTCACTGACCCAGTACTTCTTTTTAGTCGAACGAAAAAATAGTCCTTCGGAAGTTCTCACGCTTTCTACATTATGGTCTTCACAATGAGATAGCATTGCCTGTTTCACGGTATCCATCTGCCGTATAAGTCTGCCATCTTCTTCCTTATACTTGGCTGACAACATGGATCTTTCTGCTCGTATACGTAGATACGTTTTTGCCAATTTATCAGGGGTTACTTTACCACCCATGTCTCTCTCCTACTCTTATTATCTAATAACATATAATGTCAAAAGATTACTTAGTCAAGTACTTCTTTGTAAAGTTCTACAAATTTTGTGTGAACGTTTATTTTTCTATCTAATAGTCTGTATACATGCTTTTCTGCATCAGATCCTTGTAGTTGTACCACAGTGCATTTATGCGTCTGCCCCGATCTATGTACACGTGCGTTCGCTTGGTCATAGGTTTCTAACGAACTTGTTGGCCCCCACCACACGACTGTATTGGCTCGTGTTAACGTAACACCGTGCGCTGCCGCTTGAGGCTGTATCACGAGTACCTGTGGGTCAGTCTCTTCTTGGAACTTTTTAAATATCTGTGTGCGTTTATACGCAGGTACATCACCCCGTATAACTTCTGTGGTTATTCTCTCTGCCCTGAGTTTAGCTGTTAGTATATCTATTGCATGAGTGAATGGCACAAACACAAGAACTTTCTGGCTTGACTCATCAATCACTTCTCGTAACACTTTGTATCTGTTTTTTATATCAAACTCTAATACGTCACCTTCGTCTGTGTATACAGCCCCTGCCGATATTTGCAGTAGCTTGTTAAGAGTTACAGCCGCGTTTATAGCGGTCACTTGCTCACCTGTGATATCTAACACAAGCTTTGTCTTTAACTCTTTGTAATATTTCTTTTGTTGAGCAGTAAGCTCCACCTGTCTTTTTGTGTATACCATAGGGGGTAAGTCTAGACACTCATCTTTAGTAAAACGTATAGCAGGTTGCAATGCTCTAAACACTATTTCTGTAGCGTCGGGTCGTATCTTCCATGTAAACTGAGATACTTTAAACATCACCATATCCTTAAACGCACCAAAAAATCTCGGCACTCTGTTGGGGCTAACGAGTTTTGCTAGACCGTATGCGTCTGTAGGGTTCTGCGCAGCGGGTGTACCTGTCATCATCCACAGCCACGTGTTATCATGTATTAGCTGACGTAATAATTTCCAGCGCCTCGTTTGAACATTCTTATAATGTGTGGCTTCGTCCACAATAATTAAATCAAACCCGCCTTTTTTAAGATCATCCAGTACAATACCAATACCGTCGTAGTTTATAATTACATAGTCAGACCCTTCTTGTATTATCTTACTACGCTTTTCTGATGACCCATGCGCTACCGATACAGTCCTATGAGTCGCAAATGTAAACAAGTCATCACGCCATGCACTATCCATGATCGAAAGCGGGCATACTACAAGCACTCTGTTTATTACGCCTTGTTTCATAAGAAAGTCGGATGCCCATA